CTTCATTTACTGCAAATGGATGTTTAATTTATAACTCATCAAAATCTAATAAAGCAGTTTGTGCAATTGCATTTGGTTCTGACAAAACTGTAACAACTGGAACTTTTACAATTCAATTTCCAACAGCGGACGCAAGTAACGCAATAGTTCGTATAGCATAAGGAGGCCTTCCTTATGGCAAACACCTGGAATGAAACCGGAACAACCTGGGATACAGGTCGTTGGGGAACTACTGACCCTATTACATCAGGTTGGGGTGCCAAATCTTGGAATGATGGTGCTTGGGGTAATCTTCAAGATGAAACTGTATCTTTAACAGGTGTTTCACTTACATCAAATGTTGGAAGTTTAGTAACTTTTCCTGAACAAGGTTGGGGTAGAGATACTTGGGGTTTTGAAGATTGGGGAGACAGTTCACAAACTGTACCTATTACTGGTTTATCAATTACATCAAACGTTGGATCATTAGAAGCTTATAACGAAGTTGGTTGGGGCCGTGATGGTTGGGGTGAGGAAGCTTGGGGAGCAGCTAATGATTTTGCATTAATTTTAAATGGTCAACAAGCAACAGGATCAACAGGAGTACTAAATCCTGCAGATGTAATGGGAGTTACAGGAGTTTCTTCAACTTCTGCAACAGGTTCTCCAGACATTGTTATTGATTTTGCAGGAACAATTACTGGTCAAGAAGCAACTACATCTGTTGGCTCTTTATCTCCTGCTGACGTAGTAGGTATAACTGGACAATCTGCAACTACATCTACAGGGACATTAAACCCTGCGGATGTAATGGGTATCTCTGGAGTTAGTACAACAACATCTGAAGGTTCTGTAGAAATTTCTACAAATCCAATTGTTGATTTAGTAGGTGTACAATCAACTAGTTCTACAGGAACATTAAACCCTGCAGATGTAATGGGTATATCTGGAGTTAGTTCTACTACAAATGTAGGTAGTATTTCTAATATCATAGACTTTACAGCTATATTAGAAGGTCAACAATCAACTGCTTCTGTAGCGATAATGGGCACTTCAAAAGGTTTTGGAATACAAGCATTTGAATCTGTTGACACTGGTTCAAATTCATCGTATACAGGTGTTGCAACGGGATCAAATACAATATATACTGACGCTGCATAGGAGAAAAAATTATGGCATCAACTTATACTAATTTAGGTATCGAGCTTCAAGCAACTGGTGAAAACGCTGGAACTTGGGGAACAAAAACTAATACAAATTTAGAACTTATTGAACAAATTTTAGGTGGGTTTACTCAGCAATCAATTGCTGGTGGAGCACAAACAACAGCTTTAACTATCTCTGATGGAGCTACTGGTGCAACTGCTGCACACAGAATGATTGAGTTCACAGGTACGATTACTGGAAATCAAATAGTAACTATTCCAATTGATGTTCAAACTTTTTATTTTTTAAGAAATTCAACTGTAGGTGCTTTTACTGTTCAGTTTAAATATGCAACAGGTTCAGGCACTACTTTTACTTTTTCAGCAACAAATAAAGGTGATAAATTAATTTTTGCAACAGCTAATGATGGAACTAATCCAGACATTGCTGCGATTGATACAGGTATAGCTAGTGTTGTAGATGATACTACACCTCAATTAGGTGGAGACTTAGATGCTAATGGAAACAATATTTTAATTGATAGTGGAAACTCTATTAATGATGAAAACGATAACGAACAAATTAAATTTACAACTACTGCTTCTGCTGTAAACGAAATGACTGCAACGAATGCAGCTACAGGAAATGCTCCTGAGTTATCAGCGACAGGTGGAGACACAGACGTAGATTTAAATTTAACACCAAAAGGTATTGGAAGAATTACTTTTAATGGCGGTGGTAAAATTCAACAATTAGCTGAAAAAGTTACTACAGAAGCGACTGCTGCTACAGGCACAGTAAACTATGATGTTTTAACTCAAGCTGTATGGAATTTTACTACAGATGCTTCAGCTAACTGGACTCTAAATATTAGAGGGGATGGATCAAATTCTTTAAACTCAATTATGGATACAGGAGAGTCAATAACTATTGCTCACATTGTTTCACAAGGTGGAACAGCTTATTATAACTCTGCTGTACAAATTGACGGATCAGGTGTTACTCCAGAATGGCAAGGTGGAGCTGCGCCAACTGCAGGTAATGCAAGTTCATTAGATACATATACATACACAATTATTAAAACTGCTGATGCAACTTTTACAGTATTAGCAGCGCAAACACAGTTTGCATAATAGGAGGATTATAGAAAGATGCCTATCATAGGTTCGTTTGCAGCTGGATCAGCAGGAGGTTACGGTCAACGTAAAGGGTCAAAACCACTTTATGGGTTAGATTATCTAATTATCGCTGGAGGAGGCGGTGGAGGTAATAATAATGCAGGTGGAGGAGGTGCTGGAGGTTATAGAACATCTTTTCCAGGAGGAACACAACTTGAATTTGAAGAAGGAACAACATACACAGTAACTATAGGACAAGGTGGTGGACAAACTATTTCAGGGAGTAATTCAACTTTTGAATATAATGATGGAACATTTCTAGCCACAGGCGGAGGAAAGGGTGGTTCAGATGGTAACTTTGCTCAACCAGGTGGATCAGCTGGAGGTGCTGGAGGTGGTGGACCTTCTCCAAGACCAGGTGGTTCTGGAAACGCTGGAGGATTTAGTCCTCCTGAAGGAAATGATAGTGGAAGTGGAACAAACTCTGTGCCAGAAAGAACTGGGGGCGGAGGAGGTGGAGCCGGCTCTGTTGGTGGAAACGCTTCTCCTACGGTTTGTGGCAATGGTGGAAATGGTTCAGCTTCTTCAATTACAGGATCCCCTGTGACAAGAGCGGGTGGTGGAGGAGGAGGATGTAGAACTCCTGGAAGTCCTGGATCTGGAGGCTCTGGAGGCGGTGGTAGCGGCTCTAGTGGAACTGGAGGTAGTGGATCTACAAATACTGGCAGCGGAGCTGGTGGTGGACAATCCACTGGAGGAACTGGAGGTTCTGGATTTATAGTTATAAGAGGACCTAGCGATAGAACTTTTACAGCCACTCCTGGAACAAATACTGTAACACCAAGTGGATCAGATACAATAGCTACATTTACTGTATCAGGAACTTTTAAGGTAGAATAATTATGGCTATATTTGCTCAGTTAGATGAAAATAACATTGTGTTAAGAGTTATTGCTGTAGGAGATGATGTTCAAACTTCTAATGGCCCTTTATCTAATAACCCAAAACACGTTGATGGTGAAAATTATTGTTTAATTTTTGGAAAAGGTCCTTGGAAACAAGGTTTTGAAGATGGTACAAGAAAACAATATCCATCTATAGGTTTTACATATGATCCAATAAATGATGTATTTATACAACCTAGACCTTTTCAATCTTGGACACTTGACTCTAATTATGATTGGCAACCTCCGATTACAAAACCAGATAGTCCAGATGATGATTTATATTCTATTAGATGGGATGAAGACACATTAAATTGGATAGCATATGGAGAAAATAATAATTTAACTTGGAATTCTGAATTAAGTATTTGGGAATAGTTGTTTTTTTTATAAAAATATATTATAAAAAAGAAAGAAGAATGAATTATAGAAATATATACTGGTATTTTGAAAAAGCATTATCCAATGAGATATGTGATGAAATACTTAAAATAGGAATTAAAAAAAATAAACAACTTGCAAAAGTTGGTGGTCATTCAAAAAATATTAAAGATTTAAAAAAAATTAGAAATTCAAATATTGCTTGGTTAGATCATAAATGGATATATAAAAAAATACATCCTTATATTTACACTGCAAATAAAAATTCAGGATGGAATTTTCAGTGGGACTACTCTGAATCTTGTCAATTTACAAAATATTCTAAAAAACAATTTTATGGTTGGCATCAAGATAGTTGGGAAGAACCTTATGATATTCCTAATGAACCACAAAAGCATGGTAAAATTAGAAAATTATCAGTATCAGTTATGTTATCTGATCCAAACTCATATAAAGGAGGAGAATTAGAATTTCATACTGGAAATATTAAAGACAATAAAACTTTAATATGTAATGAATTAAAACAAAAAGGATCAATTGTAGTTTTTCCAAGTTTTATTTGGCATAGAATAAAACCTGTTACAAAAGGAACAAGATATTCTTTAGTGATTTGGAATCTTGGTTTACCATATATTTAAAATGAAAGAAAATTTTAAAGTTTATAAAAATATTTTATCTAAGGAAATGTTATATATTTCATGTAGATATTTATTATTAAAAAAACAAGTTTTAAAAACTTTAAAAGAAGAAAATTATATATCTCCTTTATCTACAGAATGGGGTGTTTTTGGAGATAAACAAATTCCTAATATTTATTGTTGTTATGGAGATATATTAATGGAAGTTTTTTTAGCTGAATTGTTACCATTTTTACAAAAAAAATTAAAAAAAGAATTATTTCCAACTTATTCTTATGTAAGAATTTATGAAAAAGGATCTATTTTAAAAAAACATCTTGATAGAGACAGTTGTGAATTATCAACTACAATAAATTTAGGAGGTGATCTTTGGCCTATTTTTTTAAAAGAAAAAGGTAAGACACATAAAATAATTTTACATCCTGGAGAAATGTTAGTTTATAAAGGTTGTATATTAGAACATTGGAGAAAAAAATTTACAGGAAATATTTGTTATCAAGCTTTTATGCATTATAACTTTTTAAAAAGTGACCCAGATAAAAAAAATTTATTTGATAAAAGAAAACATTTAGGATTACCTTTGGATTTAAAACAATGATAAATAGTGAAGAAATAATAAAAAAATTAAATCAAAAAGTATCAGAATTGGAAGATTCTTTATCAGAAGAAATAGCTGTTAAAAGATCAGAAGTAATGTTGAACAAAGAATTAAAAGAAAGAATTGAAAAACAAGAAGTGATAATAGAAAATTTATCAAAAATAAATGATGATTTTTTAGAAAAAATAAAAATTTTAAGAATAAAAATAAAAAAATTAATAAATGATTGAACACTGGTGGCCTATTCAAATAGGTTATTATGATAATCCTGATCATTCTTCATTTGAAAATAAATTAACAAAAGAATGTTTATATATAATGAAAAATACTAAGAAAGGTGGTAAAGGTTGGTTATCTGATTCAACATATAATACTAGTAATGGTCTTCACGAAGTTCATAAAAATAAAAAATTTAATTTATTAAACACTTGGATTTTAAATCAAGTAAATAAATACGTAGAAGAATCAGGTATGGTTTTTAATATTAAAGAAATAGATTCATGGTTTAACGTGTATAAAAAAAATGATTTTCAAGAATTTCATGAACATTATAATAGTTGCATATCTTGTGTATATTTTTTAAAAAGCAATAAAAAATCAAGTAAATTATTTTTTAAATCTCCCATAAACGATTTTAAAAATGTTAAATATAATAATTTTGCTAGTTTAAATGCTCCAGTGCATTATGAACCAATTCCTGGAAGATTAATAGTTTTCAGAAGTTTTATACCTCATTGTGTTGAAAAACAAAAAAATAATGAACTTAGAATAAGTTTAGCTTATAATTTTTATTAACACATGAAAGAATCATTTATACATTCATTATTTGCAACACCTATTTATGAATCTTATTTTAGTAAAAAATTTTCTAATAAAGAAGTAACATTTTTTAATCAACAAAAAAATCATTGCATAAAAAATAAAGGAAATATTTACACAATTGACAATTATATTTTAAACAGATTAGAATTAAAAAATATAAAAAAATATATACAAGATTGTTGTGATGATTATTTAAAAAAAATAATATGTCCTAAAGACAATATTAAAATTTACATAACTCAATCGTGGTTAAACTATACTGAAAAAAATCAATTTCATCATCAACATGAACACCCTAACTCTATTATTTCAGGAGTTTTTTATATTAATGCAGATAAACAAAATGATACCATAAGATTTTCTTCAAATAAATATACTCAGATATCTCCTACAATTGAAAAATATAATATATGGAATTCTGAAACTTGGTTTTTTCCAGTAGAAACAGGTAAACTAATAATGTTCCCTTCTTCTACAACGCATCAAGTAGATATTAAAAAAGGTAATAATACTAGAATAAGTTTATCATTTAATACTTTTTATAAAGGAACTATAGGAGAAAAAAAAGAATTATCGGAATTAATAATATGACAACTGATTTAAAAGATTATATTAAAGTATATAATACATTAGAAAAATCTTTATGTAAAAAAATAAGAAAAGAGTTAGAAAATATCGAAGATTGGAAAACTCATACTTTTTACAGTTATGATAAAAATGATTATAAACCAAAAAATAATACAAAAGAATTAGATATTTCTTGGAGTAATATAAAAACTAAAAAAATATTGACTGATAAAATTTGGAAAACTATTTATCAATATATAATTGTTGATTTTAAAAGTGACCATTTTAAATCTTGGAATGGATTTACTTCAATTAGATTTAATAGATATAAAAAAGGAAAATTAATGGCTAAACACTGTGATCACATTAAAGATATGTTTGATGGAGATAGAAAAGGAATACCAACTTTATCAGTTGTGGGACTATTAAATGATGATTTTGAAGGAGGGGAATTTGTAATGTTTGATGATTATATAATCAAATTAAAACAAGGAGATGTTTTAATATTTCCATCTAATTTTTTATATCCACATAAAGTTAATTCTATAAAAAAAGGAATTAGAGATAGCTTTGTTTCCTGGGTATGGTAAAATGATAGATTCTTTAAATATAAATTTTGTAGAAAAATATTTACAAAATGTAACATGGCATGTAAATAAAAATTATCAAGTTGAAGGTTTATTAAAAAAATCTAATCAATATTATAAATTTGATATCAGGTATTTAAGTGATTACCCAAATAATAAAAAAGGAAAATTAATTAATTCTAAAAGCTACGCAGATAAGGTATTATTTGAAGATAAAAAAAATTGGATTTTGGTAGACACGGAAGAATTAAAAAAATATATGATAGAAAATAAGCTAAAAGAAGTTAAATTAGAAGATTTGCTATCTAAGCTAGAGTGGAATATAATACTACCAAAATAACAAAAAGCATATATAATGGGGTGCTATGTTACAAAAAATAGGCTTTCAACCAGGATTTAATAAACAAATTACAGAAACCACGGCCGAAGGACAATGGGTTGGTGGGGATAATGTACGTTTTAGATATGGTACACCTGAAAAGATAGGTGGATGGTCACAGTTAGGTGAGAATAAATTAACTGGTGCAGCAAGAGCCATGCATCATGTCGTTAATAAATCAGGGATTAAGTTTTCTATAATAGGAACTAACAGAATTTTATATGTTTATACAGGAGGTGTTTTTTATGACATTCACCCAATTAGACAGACTTTAACTTTAACCAATGCTTTCTCAACTATAAATGGTTCTACAACTGTTACAATCACATATGCAACACCACATGGAATGAATCAAGGAGATATTGTTCTTTTAGATAACTTCACTACAATAACTGGATCAAATTATACCGCAACTGATTTTGATGATAAAAAATTTATGGTTGCTTCTGCTCCTACAGCATTAACCA